ACAGGTCTCTGGCAACGCTCCGTAATTCGTTGTCACGACATGACAGCCCGCTGACATCGCTTCTATAACTGCAAGGCATGATGTTTCTTCAAAGATAGATGGATAAGTATAAACATGAGCTTTTTGTACTGCAGCTCTTATTGCATTGTTATCTGCATAACCAAGATAATTAACATTAGGTGTATTTTTACATTTATTAAATAATGCATCAAATCTATCCTTTTCATTTTCTTCAAAAGCAGATCCATATATTTTAGTAGATGAATAAATATCTACCTCAAAATCGTTTCTTGTTTTATTTAATATTTCAATTGCTTTAATTAATACTGCAAGTCCACGCCAAGGAGTTGAGGTATATAGTAATTTAATTTTATCTGATGTAATCATTAATGGTTCTTTATTAACTGGTTCAAATGCATGAGTTGCATTCTTAATTACAAAGGATTTGTATTCTGGAATTTTATAAACTTCTCTAAACTTATTGTATTGCCAATGACTGACATAGATAAAATAATCAATAGAATCTACGAATTTACGATCGCGCATGTATTGTACATTGGGCTGATCATAACTTAAATGTTGCCAAAGAACGTTAATCTTATCTTCTTTAACAAGCGCTGGATTACAAATAGAACCAATTAAATTAATTCCATCAATAGATTCTTCTGGTAATTGAGCAAGTAGTTGCTCTTTTAATATCTCTGTTCCACCTTTAGGATTCATATTTTAACTTCTTTCACTCTCCACCTTTAGCATTTTTTTCTTAAAGTTTCCAGTAAAAACTATAGAACTATTAACTCCTTTTACTATTAATTGCGCATATTCATCATTACCTGGTGCGAAATAATCTCTAGGATGTTCATGATGTTTGTATTTTATGTTATCTTTCCATAGATAGTAAGTATTCCAATAATACTTATCTTTTAACAGTTCTAATATATAATCTTCTTGATTTATTTTCATATGTTCAACAACTGGAAATTTATGTAAAAAATTTAATTGACCATCATTCCAAACAAAGTAGTGATGATGATTATATCCTCTCCATTTAAATTCATATTTTTCATCTTTCCAATTTTCAGATTCTCTACATACTTCAGTTAATGGAGATGGACATTCAATAAACCCAGCTTTTGCAACTCTAGACATTTCTTCTATACAATTAAATGGATTGTATAAATCTTCTAAAACATGTCTTGCATAAACAAAATCAAACTCTTTATCTTCATAAGGAAACTTATCTTTAGAAAAATCAACAACTTTATAATTAGATAGTTTTTCTTTTTCCGAATCTAACCAACCACAAAAATGAGTTGCATATGGAAAAGGAAGAACTCCAGGACCAAGCTCTAATACTTTCATACCTTTAGTAATAAATTTACCAAGGAAATCATAAACTTCTGCAATAGGAGCGTAATACTTAATCATTTATCCTTCTTTCAAATAAAACGTCTACTTGAAATAATGTATTATTTAAAGCGTAATGCACATCTATAATATCAATTAATGAAAAATTTAATGTGTTTAAATAACAAACAATCTCTGTAAGTCTTGGCGCTTTATCATTAAAATTAAGAGTCTGTGTTTCAAGAATTAAATGAGTTGTCTTTTTTATAATAGGTACAGCTCCCTGAATAATATCTAGTTCAGATCCTTGTACATCCATTTTAATTAAATCATAACCATCTTCTGAATTTAGTAAGGTTGGTAAAGTTATGGTTGTTTTCTTTACTGGTGCAAATTTAAAATTAGTATTTTCTTTATAGATTGTATTGCCTGTTTGCAAACCATCTAGACATTTATAATAATCTACTTCTTTATTATTCTCTTTACCTAGTAATGCTATTTTATAAGGACCAATCTTTTTTAATATTTCTTCTTTCTCTTCGTTTGCTTCAATCATTAAGACATCCGCATTAGGATATATGTTTTTAAAATTATTTGTCCATATACCTTCAAAAGCACCAATATCTAAAACTTTATTAAATTTCAGACCTATATTTTTATAGTGCTGCATTCTTCTCCACTCATTTGGAAGTGTCATGTTTTACTGAATAGTGGAATGGTAGGAACTATGATTTTAACGTCACGTTTAATATCTTCAGGTTTAGCATTAACATCTGCTTTAACCTCTTCTTCATTTTTATAGACATGTCCTGTCTTTATATTCTTAATTGTGATTTCTGAATCACAGATTATTTTTATTTCTTTCATTAGTTTGTCAACGATCCTCGATTCACTTCTAGTATAGAAACAATTCCTGATACTACTGTATTACTACAAGCAATTATTAAAGCATCTCCTTCTTCTAAAATAATAGGACCTTTTGCAACATTTTCTGTAGCATTAGATCCTACACTAACATTAGCTATTTCTACTGTAGTTGTTGCAGAAGAATCATAAACAAAAACTTCTACTGTATGACTGCCTGATTGATTAGTTATTTGAATGGTTTGAATGACCGCTCTTGCCGTAGCGTTACATGTATATACAGTTGTATTAGCCGTTGTTGTCGGCACATAAATTGCGTTTTTATATACGTTAGACATTATTCTTTATACTTTAATAAAATACCAAGCTTGTGCTTCATTAGCATCTTGCACATCTTGTGTAAAGGTATTATTTAATTGTAACACCATCTGCTCTAGTGTTCTAATAATCTGGTCCATCTGTTGTTGACTATATTGTGCTGTAGCATTTGCTAATCTGGGTTGATCTAGTTTTGCCATTATCTTAAACCATCTTGTTGTCCATCGATACGAAGAGTTCCGTACCTCCATTTAGTATCAACTTCAGTGCTTATAATTTTAACTGCAACCTGTCGCCCACGCGCGCGCATGTCGACTTTAGTTGTTGTTGAATTTACAACTGTGCTTGATGCAACAGTTTGAACTGATCCTGGATATTGTCTTACTAAAAATTGCATATTAAGATTACCTTGTTGATCCTTAAAATCCGGAATGTATCGTTTAATAAACATTGAATTATCTCCGTCTACAATATCCACGTCTCCTGAAGTAATGAACGCGGTAATTGGATCTGTATCATCATTCGTTCCTTTTTCTTGGTCATACAATGTTGATACACCTGGAGTTAAACCAATCACTGTTGGTTGTGCAAGTGTTGTAGAATTTGGCATATACTTTGTAGCTAATGGATTTGCAAATATATCTTTAGAAGCCCAAGTTGTTCTAGCTAAAGTTCCAATCGTCCATAATTTTTCAAGATAGTTATATGTTACTACTCTATTGATTGCAGTAGAACCACTTGATGCATAGAACCAATTTACCTCTGAAAAGTCTAGATTAACTCCTGCATAAATAATAGAATGCTCATCTTCATTTAAATCTTGAAATACATAATCTTGTACTGAACAAGGAATTTCCTTTACAACCCCGTCGAATAAATAAAATGCTCCATCCGACATCCAATAAACAACGTTCTCCGCTTCTACAGCAGAGTGCGCAGACAACGTTCCGCAGTTTGTACCAATTTGTTTAAATGAGAATGTAAATGGTGGGCCCACAAACTGCATAGAATGAGCTGACGTATTTGTTAAGATTAATATATCTCCTCTTGTTGGAACGGCAGTTACAATTCTATTTCCTGCGGACAACCTTTGAAATCCTGCGGTATTCGTTGCATTCGGTATAAAATCTGTAGTTGATTCTTGTGATCCGAATAATACTGCCATTGGGTCATAAGTATTTGTATTGCCTGGTGTTGTCTGTGTACCAAAGAATATAATATGTCTATCTCTTGGAGATATAACCATAAAATTAGATTGTGTTGGAGCATTAGATAATAAGGTAGCTCTAGTATTTCTTGATGGTAAGAATGCAGAGGTATCAAAAATAAAAGTTTTACCGCCTGCAATTGTTGCAATAATATCTTCACCAAAGTTATCTATCTGCCAGATTCTTGGATTTGCTGTAATAACTCCTGTTGGTCTTGGTGTATTCCAAGTAGAAAATCCCCATGCACCGGCTCCCCATCCATTACCAATAGTTGTAATATCAGATCCTACATTTATTTGAAATGCTGCACCCGCTGCTGTTCCAGATGTAGTAACCACTCCTGGTGTTGCAATTGTAGCAACATCAATTGTAAAGTTATTAGAATCTACAATGTTTTGAATTTCAAATTCTTGTTGCATATCTGCATTAGTAATGTTTACAACGCTAACTCCAGATACTGTTGAGAATGTAACAAAGTCTCCAGCAATTGCACCATTAGATGTTGCAAGAACGTTTACAATGGTTGTTGCTGATGTGAATGTAAATACTGCTGGAATAGTAGTTGATAAAGGTGTGATATCATAAAAGTTGTTATCATAATAGGTATATAGTTTTCTATCTGTACCAATGATCGCTAATGAGTCTCCAGCTAAATCGTTATATGTGTGAATATCTCTCGCAGCACCAATTAAATTAGTACCAACGGCAGGTTGCCATCCGCCTATCTTTTCAGGAACACCGTACCTAAAACGCACGTTGTCACAATCGACCCATCCGCCTTCTGCGCCGTATTGTGTGTTTTGTTTATCTATTCCTGGTCTAAACTGTAATTTGTTTATTGGCATAAAACCTCTATAAAAGAGATTTTATATCACTTTTTAAACCAAGCTGGAAGTCCTAAATGTGGACGTCTGTCGTATATATTTTCTTTAGATCCTTTAGTTTCAACATTATTGTAATGTAGAAATACTTGACCACAATCATCAAAGGTTAATTTTTCTCTCCAATGTTCTAATTCATTTCCACGATACACTAACATATCACCTGGTTCTAACATTACTTTAACACCTTTTGCTTTTGATGGTTTGTAATTACCAGTTTTTTCATCTACATCACCTTGTGATGCATCTGGTTCTAAATATATTGGCCAACAACCACCACCTAAATGCATGGTAGTAGATATTTCACATGAGAATCTATCTTTATGGCGATGTAATACATCTCCTTTTTTATAAATTCTAGCGTATGAATAATTTGTATTTAATTTTAAACCTGTTTCTTTTTCCATGATTGGAAGTAATTTTACAAGTAATGTTTCCATTACGATATCAGAATAATGTGAATAGGTTTCTGGAACTTGAGCGTCATTCCACACGCCGAAATATTCCGTAAACTGACTAATGTATTTTGTGTCAAACATTGTTCTTGCAACTTGTCTTTTCATCATGAAATAATCATAACAAAACTTTGCTAAATCTTCTGATATTGCTCCTTTTATAATTGCATATTTATTTTTCTTAAAACTCATACTTCTCCTTTAGTTTGTTTTCTTACAGTATCTGTAATCATCTTTTGGACTGCCTGTAAGTTAAAATGAATAAATCGGAAATCTTGAAGTCCAGCATCTACGATATATTCATGGGTTAAATACGCTGGAATAAAGATCATTGTTCCTGGTTTTGGACGATAATGGATCTTGTCAGTTCCTAACGTAATTTCTTTTTCATTCTTAAGCGGTAATTGTGTCATAAGTTTACCGGGACGTGGATCATGGAATACTGGTAATGATGTTTTATCAGAACATCTTAAAAAATAAAAACCACTAATATGATTGTTATGGTGCACATGTGGCGTATGGTGCCCAGCGCCTTTTTCTGCAAAGTGTTGGACCCAAAATTCTGTCCAAAATAATTCATAGTTAGTTAAATCATAACCCATATGATCTAAAACATTCCAACTAGTTGCTCCAATATAATCTTGTAGTTCTTTTAAATCTGGATCTCCAACGAGAGATGTGCTGTGATGGCTCATTCCAAAATCACCAATTTTTTTACCTAATTCTTTTTCTCTATCTTTGATTACTTTTTTATTATTTTCTTTTGCAGCTTTAATATATTTATTACAAACCTTATCTACATGCTCTACCCATTCAGGTATTTCTATAGAATAAACAGGTGTAGAAAAATATACTGATGCTGCTAATTGATCTGTTTTTGCCATTCTCTTTCTCTCCTTTAGTTAAGTTTATTTCTATACTTTTTTAAATATTTTTCAACTGCATTCTTATCAAAATTTTCATAATAACCAAGACCTGCATTACATTTAACACATAATAAACCTCTTACTTGATTTGTTGTATGACAATGATCTACGTGTAATACAGTTTTTAATTTTTTCTGATGTTTATTACAAATAGCACATCTTCCTTTTTGTGCATTAAACATTCTATTATAATCTTTTAAATCTATTTTATATTTCTTTTTTAGATTTGATTCTCTTTTTCTAGCTATTACTTCTTTTCTTTTATTATATTTTTTTTCATATTGTTGATAATATTCAGGATATTTTGCTTTTCTTTTTTTACAATATTCTGTGTTCTCTTTTGTATTATAATTATCTTTTCTATATTGAATAACATGTTCTTTATTTTCTTTTCTCCATTTTTTCATATATTTTTTAATTTCATCTTTTCTTGCTAATCTTTGTTTTTTTCTTTTTTCAAAATTTAATATATTATATTGTTTAAAATATTCTTTTTGTTTTATAAGATCTTTAAATGGCATATTATTTAAATGGGTAGCCCAAATGCCACACTACTAAACTATATCTTATTCCTTTAGTAACTGGGGTAACCTGGTGCCAAACGTGAGAAGGAAATACAACTATACTTCCACGAGGCAATATTTCTGTACAGTTTCTTGTAATAGTTGGATCATCTTCATTTCTAAATTGAAATTGTAATTGTCCGCCTTCATAATCTTTTGGATCAGATAGACTACAAGTCATAGATAGCTTTCTAATTTTACCATGTGTGTTTGGATTGTCTGGATTATCGTATGGCGAATTCCAGCTGTCCGCGTGGAAACCATAGTGCTGTTTTGTAGCATATTTTGTAAATTGACATGCTTCGCTGAACGACCACTCGAAATTCCAGCCAGCTAATCTATTTGCTTGATGAACAAATCCGTGCAGTTCCCGATAAATCCAAGGTTCCGACATCCAGACGATATTTGAATCTCTTTTCTTTTTTAAATCTAGAATGTCTTTTTCTTCTAATGGTTTTCCTTTATTTACTTTTTCAGTTTGACCACCAGTAAGTGCTAATTGTTCTTGTTGAGATGTACCATACTTAATAATCTCATCACAAAATTTAGGTGTTAATGCTTCTCTAAAATAATAGTAATAGTTAGTCAGGTTCATTTCTAAATTCTATATATTATTTTCTATAGGATTTGTAAAGTGTAAATTATTAGCTAACTGTAAGTGTTCCAGAAACGGTGAATGTAGCCACTTTACAACCTCCAGCTGGTGCTGGTAATGTTGTACTTGTGTTAGTACCTGGACTAACTGTAAATGTTCTAGCTGATGGTGCTCTAATAATAACAATACCTGAACCACCTGAACCACCTGCATAAGTTGCTGATGGATTACTATTTCCTCCTCCACCACCTCCTCCACCTGTATTAACAGTTCCACTTCCAGCAAAAGTTACTGTAGGGGCTGGTAAATTTCCACCAGCACCATTACCACCACCACCAGAACCACCTGTACCACCTGCTCCTGTTCCAGATCCCCCACCTCCTCCACCTGCGTAAGTTACTGGTGAATTAGAAATTGAATTAGCAGAACCGTTTCCTCCAGCTCCTCCTAATCTAGGTGCTACACTATTTCCTCCTACTGCTCCTGCTCCCCCACCTCCAGCTCCACCACCATCTGCTTGTTCACCATTTCCTCCGTTATTTCCTTGTGGTGGGCTAACTGGTGGTGAATTACCTGCACCTCCTATAAATGGAGTACATGCTCCACCTCCACCACCTGATCCTCCTGAAGCAGCATTAGATACAAATCTTGAACCTCCTCCACCCCCACCTGTTGAAGTTATTGTTGAAATTACTGAAGGTGATCCTGAAGTTCCTCCTGCAGGACCAAGACCAGGTTCTCCTGCTCCGCCTCCTCCAACTGTTATAGGAACACTTAATGGTCCATATCCTGTTAAAGTTAATTTTGTACCGCCAGGAAAAGATGTACGATAACCTCCAGCTCCACCTCCACCACCTTGATTACCAGCTCCACCCCCACCACCGGCCACGACTAAATAATCTACATCAAATGATACTTGTGTTTCAACCCATGTTCCCTGTTTCCTTGCTCTAAATTGTGCACTTAAAGGCCACGATCCACTGGCCTTGTTTAATTCTTTTACGATAACGATACCTGAACCGCCGGCTCCTGAAACACCTGGAATATTTGTAACATCTCCACCACCTCCTCCTCCACCGCCTGTGTTTACTGTACCAGAAATAGCTGCTACTCCTGGTTGTTTACCACCAGCTCCACCTCCTCCAGGACCTCCTGTACCAAAATTATCAGTTCCTGCACCTCCTCCACCACCGGCTCTAATAGTTGGACTTCCTGATATTGAACTTGTTATTCCTGATCCTCCTGGTCCTCCAGAGTTTAATCCTGGAGTAGCATTACTTCCAGCTCCACCTGCTCCACCACCTCCACCACCTCCATGATCTCCGTTTGCTCCTGTTCCACCATTTGAACCTTGACTTGGAGTTGTACTTGGTGTGTTTCCTGTTCCTCCTGCTCCACCATTTGTACCAGAACCTCCACCTCCTCCACTACCACCAGATAAACCAGCAGTTCCACATCCAGGACTTGAAGGTGTTCCTTTACCTCCACCTCCTCCACCTGCACTTGTAATTGTTGAAAAAATTGAATCTGATCCTGGATTACCATTTTGATTAGTAGTTGATGTAGAAGCTCCACCTGCACCTACTGTAATTGGATAACTTGTTGCTCCACAAACTTGTAAACATCCTGTTCTATAACCGCCAGCTCCTCCTCCACCACCTGCTCTTCCAACAGCATTAGCGTTACCAGATGCTCCACTTCCTCCACCAGCAACGACTAGTGTTTCAACTAATCTAGTTCCAGGTTGCGTGGTTAATGTTCCAGATGATGTTTGAGATGTGACAGTACACTTTCCAAACGATGTTGGATTAATTACTCCTATGATACCGCCATTGGGTGATCCCATGATCTTACTCCGTTTTTAAAATTCTTTAATTGCCTGTAGCAATCCAAGATGAAGTTTCAGGTGACCAAGCGAATGAATTATTTTGATCGTCTTTACCAATCCATCTTTGTCCAGCTTCATCCCAAGAAATAAAGTATCTTATATTATCTCCATAGGTTGTAACTGTTGGAAATGCAACGGGTGCTTGCCAGTCGTCATTAGCATCGAGAGACCAAGATGCAAAAGGTTGAGGTGCAATGAATTTGTTTTTAACAGAATCAAACGTATAACCAATTCCAGCATATTGTTTTCTGAAATTATTGTTATAAGAAGTTTGAACCCATCTATTACCAGATGTAAAAGGAACTATAGATTTAACTTTTTCTTCAGCTCCAACTGATTGATCGCCACCATTTGCATTGACGTCATTATTATCAATAACAACAACTCTTAATACTAAACCATAACTGTTTACTTCTGCGAAATGTGCCATATTTTTTAACTCCTAGTTGTTATTATAATACAATTTTTTATAAAATGAAAGTGCATAAATTTATGTTGTTAATGTTCCAGATACTGTAAATGTCGCTACTTTGCAACCTCCTGCTGGGGCTGGTAATGTAGTTACTGTATTTGTGCCTGGAGATACGTTAAATGCAGCTCCACCTGGTGCTCTAACAATAACAATACCTGAACCACCATTTCCTCCTAAATTACCTGGAGCAGAAGGACCTTGTGATCCACCTCCACCTCCACCTGTATTAGCTGTTCCATTTTCTCCAGCTGGATTACCTGGTGCTCCACCTCTTCCTCCTCCACCCGTTCCACCTGCTGCTCTAGGTGCTGCTGGTGAACATGCTCCACTACCTCCACCTCCTCCACCCGCATAACTTACAGGTGATCCTGAAATACTATTTGCACTACCAGCTCCACCCGCTGCACCAAAATATGTATTTGTAACACTAGCTCCAGCTGCTGATGCTCCACCTCCTCCAGCTCCTGCATTAACAGGTGCAGGACTATCTCCTCCTGGATTTCCTTGTGGTGGACTTGTTGGTGGTGAATTACCAGTTCCACCTGTTGTTCCACCAAATCCTCCTTGTTGTCCGCCTCCTCCTCCAGATCCTCCTGGTAAACCTGGTCCTGATGGTGATGGATTTCCATAAGCTCCTCCACCTCCACCTCCTGCACTTGTAATTGTTGAAAATATTGATGGAGATCCTGGTACTCCAATATTTCTAGGAGATCCTGATGATGCTGTTCCTCCTGCTCCAACTGTTATTGGATATGATGATCCTGCTGTTAATGAAATTTTTGTTCCTCCAGGAAAAGAAGTTCTGTATCCTCCAGCTCCACCTCCTCCTGATTCACCTGTTGTTCCACTTCCTCCTGATCCTCCACCCGCTACTACTAAATAATCTACATCAAATGGAGCACTCGGTGTCCACGTTCCTTGTTTCTTGAAATTGTATTGACATTGCAGTGACCAGACGCCGGATGCGACGTTGTAAGTTGGGTTTGCTGCAGTTTGTTTTACAATAATAATTCCTGATCCGCCTGTTGATCCTGTAGGACCATTATAACCTGCTCCACCGCCTCCACCACCTGTATTTACTGTTCCAGCAGTACCTGTCGCTGGCGCTGTTGCACCTCCTGCTCCACCACCACCTGTTCCGCCAGTTGAATTTGTTCCAGTGTTATTTCCTCCACCTCCACCCCCTGCAAAAAATCCTGAAGCACCATAACCTGGTCCAAAAGTAGTTGTTACATCTGTTCCTGCTCCACCTGGTCCTGCATTATCTCCTGATCGATTAGTTCCTGCTGCAGAAGCACCTCCACCTCCAGCATGTGTTGCACCTCCTCCACCACCATTATTTCCTTGTGGTGGTGATACTGGTGGGCTATTTCCTGTTCCTGCAGAGCTACCTCCTCCACCTGAACCACCATTTGAACCAACTCCTGGAGTTGGATTACAATTTCCTGAAGCTCCACCACCTCCTCCTGATGAAGTAATTGGAGAAGAAGCTGTTGCAAAAATAGATGGATTTCCACTCCCAGCATTTGCTGGTGGTGAACCTGCAGTTCCACCAGATCCAATTGTTACCGGAACTCCTGAAGCTGGTATTGGATGACATGAAATTAATCTAAATCCACCTGCACCTCCTCCACCTCCTCCACCACGATTTCCGCCAAAACCTGAACCACCACCTCCACCTCCAGCTACAACTAAAACAGTTGCTGTGCCTGGACCGAATCCTGGTGATGTATATGTTCCTGATGCTGTGAATGCTGTGGTAAGATCGCCTCTTGTTGGATCATTAACCGGTCCGATAATTCCGCCATTCGCCATAGCTTGAACCTCCGATTAACTTATTTCTTCGTAACTAATAATGCATTCTAAATCAGAGTTAGCGCTTGCGCCTCCAATGATAGATTGATTTTCCATTAGATAGAAAGATGAATTCTTGTCGACTAAATTTAATGTTGCATCTGCTGGTACAGAAATAGTTGCAGCTAAAGCAAAAGAAGTTCCCGTTCCGCCTGCATTTGTATTCCAATCCACTGTTACATCCGCAGCGTTTGTTCCGTCTACGTTTGCAATCATGATTGATTCTATTTTATAAACTTTTCCTGATGATGATGCGTTAGCAAGTAATACTGTTGTAAGAGTTGTAGTAAGAGCAATACCTGTGGTATTACCGAATATCGAGTTTACCGATACTATATTTGGATTTGCCATATTTTATCTCCTTGTTAATTATTATCCGAAAACTAAAGTTAATGCAATAGATTTTCCAGCTGTAATTCCAGTATTAGCTTGGAAAGACGGCGTAGAAGTAGTTCCATTTGAGGTTAATATAAAGCCAGAAGTAGTATTAGTAATACCACCAAAAGCACCATTATTATTAAACTGAATCTCGGTATTTGATCCACCTGGTGTAGTATCAGGAACTGCAGCTATAACTGAAGTTGTAGCTGGATCTACAATGACATAGTTTTTAGAACCTGTTTTAACAGTAACAGTTGTTGAACCGCCTGAAGATATAATAGCTGTTCCACCTGAATTGTTTATAATGACATAATCTTTTTCTATATTTGGAACTGTTACAGTAACTGTTGTTGCTGATAATGAACCTGATAAAATAATTGTTTTATTTCGTCCTGCTTCGTCTGTAAATGTCGTAGAAGTTGCATTTGATGTAAATGCTAAAGTTGTACTTCCTGTTAGTGTTATTGTTACAACACCTGCGATCGCATTATCTATTTCTTGTAAATTGACGTTAGTTAAATCACCCCATGTTCCAGAGTTTTCACCAGTCGCTTGTAGGTTTAAACCTAAATTACTAAATGTACTTGCCATATTAAATTCTCCATATCACTTTTATTAAGTTATATCAACCCAGTTTTGACCAGTATTTGGGTTTATAGCAGACCAGTTTTGACCTGTTGTTGGATTTATAATATTCCAGCCATATATAATAGGACTTCCTGAAGCCACTGTCAATTGATTTGAAGAAGGTATTATAACCTGATCTGTTGAAAGTATTACATTTCCAACCCCTACCGTTACTTGATTTCCTGTAACAAAATATCTTGATTCTATGTTAACAGTGCCAACATTAACTGTTACACTAGAGCCAGTAGCCGTGACTCCTAATCCTAGTGATAAAGTAGGATTACCAACTGCAACATTAACTTGATTACCTGTTACATCTATAAAGTTTTTAGCATTAATTTCAACATCTCCTACAGATGTGACAACACTTGATCCTGTTGCTTGAATAACTGTTGGTAATTGAATTACAACTTGACCTGTTCCTATTTGAACACTTGATCCTGTTGCAGTAAATACTTGATCTAAACTAAATGATACTGTTCCAACACTAACTTCTAATTCTTCACCAACAACAGCATCGGTTACTGATCCACCTGCAATGATATTTGGATTTTGAACAAGTAAATTTAATAAATTTGTAGTTGTGTCTACATTAGATTTTGCAGTGACAATGGCATTGCCAATGTTTAATGTTAAATTATTTCCAGTTACATCAACTGTTGCTTTACCAGCAAATGTAATTGTTCCTGTTTGAACTTCTAAATTATTTCCGGTTAAAGCAACTTCTGCTTTACCAATTATAGAAATGGTTCCTGA